GAGTGGGTTGGAATAGTATCGGTATTAGGAGTTGGAGAAGCTGTTCCCATTAACTCCTGTGTATGTCGTCTACGATTTCGTTTGTATCGTTCCGTTGATTCTTCATCTTTCTCCATCTTTGGAGAGAAGTCATCTAAGAATGTCCCGGCTCTTTCAATACCACTACGTTTCTTAGTTTTCTTTTTATTTTCAGTTTGTTCAGGATATCCATCATCTGCATAAGCTGTTGTAAAAGTAGTTAGATCATCTCCATCTAAATCTTCTTTAACAAAATTTAATAGTGCTTGTAAATCCGTAGAAGTATTCTTTTTCTTCTTTCGTCGTTTACCACTATCGCCACCATAAGTTTCTGTAAAGATACTATTACCTGTACCCCCGTCTCCTGTCATACCTGTAGTAGCTACAGCACCTCCAAAGCCTTCTTTCTCCATTGCTTGCATAGTTCGCTTATTTTGTTTCCGATCAAATTTTTCGGTCTTATAAGGTTCCCCATAAGCTTTATTCATTTTATTATATCCTGATGCGTGGGCTGCTTGAGCAACCTCTTCTGCTTTAGAACGGGAATCGAATGGGCCTTGCCCACCCCAATACCATCCATCTGACTTCTTAGTTATCGGCATCTTCATCCTCGTCTCTAGTATTCCCCACTTGCGATGGGTTATAACTAATTTTAGGTGGTGGAGATTGATCAACCATTTTAGCTTTCTGAACATGGGTTATACCACTACCATTTAAGTTAGCTACATAATCAATCCCGTCATTTACAAACCATAATTGTTTATTATCAGGACTAACTTCTTTAACTACTGGAGTTGTATATCCTTTTTCCATCAATGCTTCCATCCACATTTTTGGTTTTTGTGTATATAATTGTTTCCCCGGAGGTGTGCCAGTATCTTGTAAGCCAAAGGAATTGTTCTCCCCCTTTCTAGCTCGTTCATCAGCATCATGGTCAACATCCTTTTCTTTACGCCCCGTTATATCTGCAAGCGTACTTTCAGGATTCATACCCTTAGTAAGATTTTGCCACATCAATTGAAGCGGAGTTGCCCCCGGCCCTTCTCCTCCTGCTGGGGCAGCCCCTGTATTTCCGGGGGCAGGATTAACTCCAGCCATTCCCGGTTGTTGTGCTGCCATTTCATTCATTTGTTCTTCTTGCATAGCTGCTTGTTCTTCCATCTGTTTAACAGCTATAGCCATTTGTTCCCCTTGCATTTGAGCTAATGGAACTGCCATACCTGAGATAACGAATTCGGCTTCGTCCAAACCAACCTCATCATCTTTAAGACGTACATCAAATCCTAATTGCTGATACATCATTACAACTTGCGCCCTTTGCTGAGCGAAACTAATTCGAGTAGCTTCAGCCTTCTCTTCAGGATTTGGTAATGCTATTTCCCAATCGGTTACTCCCATATTCTCTAATAACAATGGGAATACCTTCTCATGGAAGATTCTTTGATCACCTTCAACAACTCGACTCATAACAACTAACTGTTGAGTCTGTGTGGATAATCCACCAAAAGCTTCAGGTGCGCCTTGCCATGCTGGAGTTACGCCCCACATAGCTGCGATTCGTTCCCGTATTTCATTTCTAACAGGTAAGTAATCCATCTCCTGTAAGGTGTGGAATAGTCGTAACATCTCTACCCGCCCTCGTTGATTACGAGAAGAAACTGCGACCATAGGAACATAGTTCGGGTCTTGTCGTGTTTGAGATGCTATGTTTTCTCGTTCCCGTTTCAAACTTTCTGGGTCATCTGTAAAGACCATCATCATTGAAGCGGGCATTCTCCTCTCAAAGAAATATCTAAATAGGTTTTTATCCATTCCAATTAGCGTTAAAGCTTTTTCAAAGATGGTTAGGATTGGACTCCATCCATATGTTTCCGATGGATTAAATTTAGAAACGTGTATTACTTCAGAATCAAATAAGTAAATATGCTTATTCCTATGATAATACTTATACATAACAGCTTTACATTCATGCCCACAGTCTTCTTCACTACACGTTGTGGGTTCGTCATAGATTTCGTCTCTGTGGATTGGACACATAAAATGTGCATTTTTCGGTAAGCCAGCTGCGTCAAGATCGAACTCGACGAGGGCTGGATTAAGCCGTCGTATTTCTTGTATTTTGGAGACGAGTTTTCCTTCATCCGTAGTCCTATATTCCTTAGCTAAATATAAAAAACCATCGTCAATAGAATTAACATCAAAGTGAAATTGTCGTAATACTTCTTCTAATGATTGATCAAACACATTACAATCTTGCATATAAGATTCTACAATCTTTAATTGTTCATGATCGGGATTCTCTACTTTCGGTACTAAATCAATCCCCCGTCTAAAAACTTCATTAGATATGTGATTTAATGGGCCTCGTATTTCTTCTACTGTAAATGCAACCATTTGTAAATCTTGGATAAGTTGTTGCCGATACGCCATTTGATGACGTACCCACGTATTAACTACATGGTCTAATCCAATGGTGGGGGCTTGCCCAACATCTCCCCCAGATTTCATTAGTTGCAACATCTCCATTTCAGAATTTAGATTAGATATTTGCTGTGCCATCTGAGGCACATGGGGCATGTATTGTCCTAGTTTCATTTATTACTCCCTACCTAAATTAGTCATGTCTTGCATTGATACTAATTTTAGAATCGATGCCATCGCTTTCTCTTTTAATTCATATTCTTCTGAATGAGAAACATTCCTAATTACTTGAGATTTATCCTCTTCTAAAGCTAGGAGTTGTTCATTCAAATTTTGAATTTCCTGCTCCTTCTCTAGAATTATTGCTTCGTATTCTGCTTCTCCTGTACCATATGTAGCGTTTTGAAGAACTCCTAAACGAGATGCTTCCCTTACTACTGCAATAAAAGCCCCTTCTGAGATCAATGTTACCGCTGGGCTGTCATCAGGAATTTCATCTTCTGGCCCAATCTGGGTTAACGCATCATGCCATGTATCTAATACTCTCCATGTCTGCGTTGCGTCATCCCTATTTGCCACATACTGCTGATCTCGTTCTCGTAAGATATTACCTAATACCATAACACTCTCCTATTCTATTCTTTATTATACTTAACTTAAAGCTTTCTCTAATTTTTGTGGGCTAAACCCCACTATCATCTCATCCCCTATAACTGTTACAGGAGTGACTCTAAACCCCATGCGTACTAAATCTTTCGCATATTCATTGTTTGTTGAAATATTATATTCAGTATATTCATGCCCTTGTTTCGTTAACCAAGACTTGGTCATAGCACAGGGGCCTCAACCATCAGATGTAAATACCGTTATATCAGACATTAACCCTCCTTCCTCTGTTTACGTTCACATAAAATACATAATCGTCGTTCTTTCTTTACATGTAGTTTAACACCACATTTACACCTTGTCCATGTCCTTCTTGCCATTTAATCTCCTAATACTAAAATACTTATTAATACTGTTATTAATCCAGATATACCACAGAGGACTGCTAGCTGTATTAACAGTCCCCATAAGTCTGAATTTTTCCACCCCATCGTTTCACCTTATTCGTTAGTTAATGTTGCCGTAGGTGCGCCAGTAACGACCTCAACGTTATCGGAGACGTTCCAGTTGGCTGCAGTCACGCTCTGGTGTATCTTAAATTCCTTAGTAGCAAATCCGTCTGAGACACCAGCGTTACCACCACCACCTATTTCGTTAAGTCTAATAGTTAGTGTACCGACCTTCATTCGATCAAATACACAAGCACCCCCTTCAGTATATAAATTTGAAAGAGTTAGTTTATCAATTTTCCCATTTTTTGCGCTGGTTGGACTATCAATATGTATCCTATCGTACGATCCACCTGAAGTCACCATCGCTTCAGCCTGATGATGTCCACCACCGATTGCCCTCATTCTTGAGGTTCCCGGTGTGGTATTTATCGACTGTCCATCTGAAGCGTTTCCAATTACGTTAATCGTATGCGCCGTAATGTTATCAAAATACATAAACGTACACCTCGATTTCTCGATCAGTAATTCGCCCACCTCTAGGAAGGTAGGGACAGCATTCTCTCCAGCTACTACTGTACCACCAATCAATACTGCTGTAGCCGCAGCCGCAGTACCACCAGCAGAAGTATGTGCTGATGAAGGTATCGCTGAACCATTATATACAGTTCCCACAGATACATTCTCTATTTTAATTTCTCTTACTGGTGTATCAGATAAAACAATTCGTAACGTATTGTCCTCTTTATTTTCTTTTCTCCACGCCATTGTTTGTTCTAGTGTCGGAGAAGGGTTCTGGGCAGGGGCAGCATATATGCCTGAGTCTCCATTTGTGAAGCTTCTATCGGCTAAGACCGTCTCATTAATTACAACTCCACTTCCTGCTGTACCTCCAACTGCTAACAAACCTATAGCCATCTGAGGTGAAAATCCTAATGCTCTCAGTAATGTATATGGAGACATCATAATTTTAAACGTCGTCTTCCATTTTGCGGACTCTTCGTTTAAGTAAGTTATCTTAGCCAGCACCCAATTTCTCCACACCACAATCTTTTTATATAGAGCAATCGGAGATCGTAAAACAGCTTTTGGAGCCGTCCTAAAGTTGGCTACATGGATAAGTAACCCAAAAACAATTAAAGTTGAAGATACGCCAATAGTCGGAAGTAAATTCGCTTGTAAATATATCACAGCATCAAATAAATTATTAGCTAAAGCTAATGAGATATATGGTGTAATTGAAGGAATCGGATTAATATACGATATAAATAATCCTATAACTCCAAGAGCTACTAATAATGATGTATTGATAGCCCCTAAAACTGTACTTACTCTCTTTAACGGTATTTTAATCGTCGGTATTCTAACTTTTGGTAAGCCAATTTTTGGAAACGTAATTACAGGCATATGAATGTCAGGAATCCATAACACCCGCTTTAAAAGTCGTTTAAACATATATACCTCCCTACAGTCAGTTTTAGCCGATATGTACCCTGATATATTATACTACGAAATCCCATTATGCTATTTCACAAGCACTCCAATCACAACGTTGACATTTATGGCAACCGTCTTGATAAATTATGCTAGGATTTTCACAACATTGAAACCCGTCAACACTTTGTGTACCCTTTACTAAAACTTCTTTATCCCTACTCCCTTCTCTATAAACTGTTATTCCTTTACAATCTTCTTTCCATGCCAACATATATGTATCCCATACATCTTGTACGGTAGCATAATTAGGCATATTAATAGTTTTTGATATTCCTGAATCTACTGCAGGTTGAAATGCTGCTTGCATTAACACATGTTCTTCAGGAGTTAATTCTGGGGCAGTTATATATAGTTCCTTAATATTTTGAGGAACTTCTGCCCGATCTTGTAAGGAACCTCCATTAGCTAAGTATTGCATTAACCCTTCTGAATAAAACCCACCGTCTTTAGCTGCTTGTTCAAAATAACTATTTATATAAACTAATGTCTTACCCTCTAAAATATTCTGCTTTTCCCACGCTAAAGCGAAATTTGGTTCGATCCCCGATGAACAATCAGCAATCATAGATATTGTACCTGTTGGAGCTACTGTCATTCTACAAGCATTCCGATATGTTTCTGTAATTTTATTAAAGGTACTATCTTCAAATGCTGGAAAGGGACTACGTTTTGCTGCCAAATTTATAGAAGCCTCGTCAGCTGCCTTCCGAACAAAATTCATTATATCTCGTCCGAGACTTCGAGCTTTTGGAGAATTGTAAGGAATCTCTAATTGTATTAATAAATCAGCAAACCCCATTACACCTACCCCAATCTTACGAGTAGCTTTAGTCATTTCTTCAATCTCAGGAGTAGCGTAATAATTTGCATCAATTACATTATCCAAGAAATTAACTGCTAATCGTGTAGTCTTCTCCAAATGATTCCAATCAATTTGTTTATCTATAACAAATTTAGAAAGGTTTATAGACCCTAAATTACAGGATTCATTAGGCAGTAAAGGTTGTTCCCCACAAGGATTAGTTGCAATCATGGGGCCAAATTTATTCTGTACTTTATTATCCTCATTAACATTATCTAAAAAGATAACTCCCGGCTCTCCGTTTTTCCACGCCCCCTCACATATTTTTTTAAATACTGTCCGTGCTGGTATTGTAATTGTTCCTCGTTTTGTCTTAGGATCAATTAATGCATAAGACATATCCCACTCAACCATTTTCATAAAATGTTGATCCACACCAACACTAATATTAAAATTGTGTATATCACCTTCAGTTGATTTACAATCGATGAACTCAAGTATGTCTGGATGATACACAGACATGACCGCCATATTTGCTCCATCACGTTTACCTCCTTGAGTGATCATAGAAGAAACTCGTGATAAGGTTTTTAAAACTTCAATTGGCCCACAAGCAATACCATGTGTGGATTTAATGGCTGCTCCTTTTGGACGCAATTTAGACAACGAAAACCCCGTACCCCCACCAAACTTTTGTACCATTGCAGCATCAGTAGCTGCTTTCATAATACCCTCCATACTATCCTCTAACGGTAAAACAAAACATGCAGAAAGCGTACCTTGTTCTGTCCCAGCATTCATTAATGTGGGAGAGTTAGGTATAAATTCTAAATCCGCCATCATATTATAAAAATCAATTTCTAATAAATCCTTCTCAACTTTAAGTGTGAGATATTGATCTTCAATACTAGCTATAGCTTTAGCAACCCGTCGAAATAATCCATCCGAATCTTCAAGTGGCTCACTAGTATCATCTTTTAAATAATAGCGATGTGCTAATACCGTCTCAGCTTGGGGGGAAATTGTTGTCGTCATTTATGGAAACCTCCTATCCTCTATAATTACATTTTAAACAAAGTTTATTAGCTGGAACCCAAAAAGATGGACGACAAAATTCATCCGTACAATTAGGTTTCGGGCAATCTGACATATCTAAATCTGAGTTAATAACAGAATTTTGGAAATCCACAAGACTGCTATTTTGCTGTTGATCTAAACTAGGACTTTGACTAGTCTCCCCCAATATATCGGATGCCCAATCTTGGACATTACCAAGTACATTCATACTGTACGCCGTAGATTCATGGGCTGCCATCAATGCCATTGAAATGGAAAAGAATGCATCTCCATGACCCATAGGTGTTTCGGGTGCTTTTAGCTCATTATTAACTGATAAAATCTGTTGTTTCTGTCTCTCGTCTTTCAATATCTGTAAATGTCCACCGTGGACATATTGTTCAAAAACTTGTGCCATTGTATTTTTATTCTTTCTCGTAAAATTCATAGGCCACCACGAATGGTGTAACCCCCTATCTTCTAACTCTCCACGAGTATTATCTATATAACCTTTCGTCAAATCAAAATTCTCCGCTATATCATTTAAAAATTCTATTTGATCAGAATAATTCCAACCATCTAACCATGATTGATGTATCTGTTCTATAGTATTTCCTATTCGTCTAAAAATTACTAGGTGTGATGGATGCCTCTTTTTACCTACATCAAACCCCGCAAATAATTCTTCCGTCTCATCCTTCTTTACATACTTTTTTGAGGCAGGATATAATTCTAACTCCTCATTCTGTAGCTTGTCAATATCTTCTTCCTCAAAATATGCTTCACTTGACCAATGTGGAATTAATAAAAACTCCGATGCAAATGATTTTGGTCTAGCTCGTTGTTGTTGTAGTAACCATTCTTCACTATATAACTCAGGCATTAAAACTCTACGATCTGGTGCTGGGTCTAAAGCTGGTAAGTTCCTAGCTAAAAATCGATCATCGTTCTGTAACTTAGACAGCAAATCCCCCGGCATCATGGGAGTTCCTAACACTATTACTGGTACACCTTTTAACGGAATGAATAAACTTTCTGTTAAAAAGTGATCTTCAACCTTATTTATTTGTGTATTATTCAATGGGTTCTCAGGGTCACGTAACACGTCATCTGCAATTAAAGCTCCATTAACATGCATACCTCGTTTAAATGAAAACAATCCTCCATGCATAATATCAACTGGATGTTTATTAACATGATATCTGAACGAATAGTCCGCTTTTGGATTTCTATTCTTCATCCACTCCATTAATTGAGGATTACGCTTTACTGTTTTGTTAATCTCATTAATATGGTATTGAGCCATTCCATCACTATACGATAGATATAATACTGACATATCACGAGTTGCTTGTAATAATCTCCATATACTAAAAGCATGACCTAAAAGTGTAGATTTAAAGTGGAACCTAGGTAATACAGCACAGTAATTTAAATCATTTTCAAGGCAGTATTCTATATCTTCAGCTACTACCCCAACATGCCACGCCTTAAAGTACTCTGGATGTTCAAAACTTTGACTCCAAATATCTCTAAGGAACTCATAAAAGCTACCAACCTTTACTCGTTGTTGTTGTGCCGACGCAATTCCTTCTGCAAGTTGATTAAAAGCATCATTATAAGTAGTTGCTTCCTGCTGTAAAACCACATTAATTCTCCTGAGTCACTAACGTTCGTAATCGTATCGCCACTTTATCCAACACCGCTGGGTCTGATACCTCTTCTATCAAAACATTTATTACGTCTTGAATAAATTGCATCTCTAACAACCCTTCCATAACCTTACGCTCTCCTTGGATACTCATATCCGCTATCCTTGCTGCATCTATTGCCCTATCAAAAAGAAGACCGTCTAACTCATGTTTAGATTTATGTCGCATCTGTTCATAAGTATCTAGATGTTCGCTCTGTAATCTAGCAAATCGTTGGCTCTCAGTTTCCTGTACTTGTTCAATCGCTGTTGATCTTGCTTGAGTTCGTAAAGCTTTCCAATCATTTTGTTTTGCCCACGAATATATAGTCACAGGCTTTATACTCATCTTAAATTCTTTATTTAAATAATAAACTATATCTTCCGCAGTTTTATCTCCCGGAAGATATAATTCAAATGCTTTATCTTTTATATTTTGTGGTATCTTCTTTGGCATTAGTACTTAGTAATCCTTGGTCTTCCTGACGGTAGATTGTAATATCCACGTCCCGGATGGTTTTCATCGATTGATACATTCTGAGAAGATATATTTCCTCCCATTGGCGTACCGTCTGATTGTAATAAATTAGCAAAGCTTATATGCCCTGTCTTACCATTCTTTGCAGCAGTATAACAATATGGAACATCTACCTTACCGCCCGACGTATCTCGTACGGGTCTATACCGCAAAACAATTTCATCAGGTCTAGTGCATATTCCTTGAAATACGGCTTCTGTTGGGTTTGATCCAATAGGTTCATAATTCTTATTCCCTATAATACTCCCCCATGTCTTTTGTAAATCTTTAACTCGTCGATTCCAAAAGCAATCATAAAACTCACACCATACAACTTTACCAAATTGCTCTTGGATATCTTCTTCTGTTACACCTTCAGGTAACTTATCTTCATATGTTAAACGGGGGTCGTAACTCTCGTTAAATTGAATCCTAATATCATCATTCATTTTCTGTGCTTTCACTTAAATCCTCCTTTAATCTCCATGCCGCAATACATGCAGCATCTGCAAAATCTTGTTCTTCAAAAACATCTCCCCATATCTCCTTTGCATGGGATAAAATGTCCGCTTTACTAGCATTGCCATTACCAATAACAGACTTTTTCCATCGTCTGTTATCTACAACAACAACGTCATAATTATTACGATGACACCCTGCCCTAACACAACCGATAACATTAGCAATCTCGATAGTTGTCTTAGGATTTTGAATTAAAATAGCTTGCTCAATAGCAACTTTTACTTGCTCTTTTCCTGTGTCCGTTATATATATTTTACTCAAATCAGCCCAAAAACTCATGGAAAATTCCTTGAATCTTTCTTCAAATGTCTTCTCTTTACTAGCCCATTTCTTCTTTGTAATTAGATTATACTCTGAATCTAAGACAACACAATGTATCGCTTTACTAGAGCAATCAAATCCTACGTATGCTATATCAGTCATGAAACACCTTATGTACCTTTGGATGTTTCGCAACTGCCGCTACTACAAAACCAAACGCTATAGTAGCTATAAATAAAATTAATATGTTAATTTCTGTGTATCGCCCCAACATAATTAAAAGAGCGTCTTCAAAAAAATGAAGTATTGATACGATCACAGTAAAGGGGATTAATCCTTTCATTACGCCCTCCCAGATATATTTTCCATTCGTAGAGTAACAACTCTGGAAACTGTATTATATGCTGTTGTATAGGTGTTTAAAATACCTATGATTCGTGTCTCAATTGCTTCTTGTTCAATAATATCACGTTTTAATTCTTTTAAAGAATCATATGTATCCATTACTGCCCCTCGTACTTCATCACGAGTTAGCTTTTTTAAACCCTCCTTTTCCCGTTCATCTGCGATTCTAAACACAGCCGTAGCAAATCCCTCATCAAAAGCTGCATTTAAAGCATTTTTCTTTGCTTGAGCATCTGCGACTTGACTCTCTAAATAAGCTTTATATCCTCCATACACTACTAAAAATTCAGATAACTCTTTATTAGAAGAGTTCATTAAATCTGAAAATTCTAGATGTTCTCGCTCATCTAAATTAACATTTAACTCTGGAATCATTAAAGACTCTACATGACGGGAAGCCGTCCCTAAAGCCTTTATTGGAGTCCAGTTAGTTTCACGTCTTTGCATTGACACCATCTATTACCTCCACATATATTTGGTACTTCAATCATTTCCATAATTCTAAAACATCTATCTTTAATTGCTTTCCAATCAGCTTCATTTCTCTCTAATTCAAAAGCTTTTAATTGCTGATCATTTTTGTTCTCGTACAGTATAACACCATGATCCATCGGTAGCAAATTCAAATATATTTGCAATTGTACTATATGTTCTGGTTTTGGTGATTTTTGTAATGCATTAAAACCACGAGTATTTATAGACTTTAACTCTAATGCAATTTCAGTATAAATGTCGTGGGCTAATATGAAGTCTACCCGCCCTGAAATTACGGGATAATCTAATTTAACACGCAATTCACGAGAAATTAATATATCCAAATTTGCAAAGTAATCTTCCATTCGTTCTTCTAAATACGATCCATTATCAAAAATACGTTGCAATTTTGCATCTAAGGGTCGTTCTTTAATAAACCCATTATATGCTAAGTACAAATACCTATCACAAGTGTTTCCTAATGCTGACGGGTAGAACTTCCCCGCCTCCATTGGGCTAAACTCACCCGTTAAATATGTATCTAATTCTTTTAGTAACCATTTATCTTGAGGGAAGGGGTTTATTCCCCCTCCTCTAATTTGAGCAATACCTGCCATAGTCTCTCCTTTACTTCCGCATATGTAGTCTCTTCAATATGAACTATATACTCTACTGCGGAAAGTTGCATTAAGTCCATATCTCTTTTTATATCTCGTGATTTATAATGTCCGTATACTCCATCAGCTTCAATAATCATATTAAGTTCAGGAATCCAAAAATCTACTGTGTAGTTAAGAAAGTAGTGTTGAGGATTATAACGTAAACCAAACTCCTCTAAACATTTGGCTATTTGTTGTTCTTGAGGTGTGAAGTCTTTAGGCGGCAAGTTCATTTTTTAATGTAGCAAACGCCTCTGTATTATCAATAAAAAACTTTTTAATTCCATTCATTCCCATTACTTTATTCCCTTCATATTCGTACCAAGGGCCAGCCTGTTTGATTAACTTCTGTTCTAAGCCTTCTCTAATAAAGCTTTCAATGATATCTATGCCCCCCTCTACTCTAAATGGGACGGTTGCTGATCTCCAATTCTCTCCACCTACCTTACTTTTTCTAAGTCGTACTTCCATATCAAAGCCGACATTATCGTTACCCTCTTTAATCCACCCATTCCGCCGTACTTGTAATAAGAAATGGGCAAAAAACGCTTGAGCTAATCCTCCCGGCATATTGTCAAGAGCTACTGGCCCCATACTAGATCGTACCTGATTGATCGCTATAAACGCCGAACCATGTTTTAAGTTAGGTAATAGCTTTGGTAACGAACTATTAACAAATCTAGCTTGCCATGCGATTGGACTATATGAAAAATCATTTTCATTAACTGTTGTTGGAACTAATCCCGCTATACTGTCCAATACTATTACGTCTACTCCCGCTTTCATTAATTCACGGGCTGTATCCATAGCCTCTTCTCCGTTGGTGGGCTGTGCTACCAATACGTTATAAGGATCAATTCCACAACGCTCTACCCATGCAGCATCCCACGATAATTCTGTATCAATCCAAGCTGCTGTACCCCCCTCTTTTTGAATATTAGCCACTACCTGAGATGCTAAGTAAGATTTTCCTACGTTAGTTGGCCCATATAATAGGGTCATTCTTTTTTTGGGAATACCGCCGCCAGTAAGATTATCCAAAGAAGGGATATTGAAAGCAATTCTTCCATAAGAAAATTCGTCACTATTACCTCTCATTAAATTTACTGTCTTTGATTTTAATAGTTGCTCAATAGCTTCATCAGCCGTTTGTTTCATTTCTCCCCCTCCTATGAATAGCTTCTGCCCATGCAAAATAGACAGCACAACATTGAATAATCTCTGCATACATCTGATGATTATCTTGTTCCCAAATTGCTCTCGCTACTTCTCCATTTTCTTCGGTGGCAATTACATTCCACCATTCATCTGAGTGTCCTTTTTGATCGCCGTATAAAAGGTCTTGTCTTTCTCGCTCTTTAAGAACTGCTTCTAAGACCACGGCCCTCGATATTTCGTTGTCCATATGGGTGATGCCCTCCTATCTCGTTTATTATAAATAGGATAGGGAATCGTATTAATTTCTGCCTGTTCTTTCATCCATTTTAATTGTTGTCTAACGGCTACATATCCTATTATACTTGTTACTATGCCTCCAATACCAATCCATGCGAGGCTTTTTTTATCCATTTTCATCTAACACCTCATCAATTTGTGAATCAATTTGGCTTTTAACAAATGTCCAAATTCCTTCAGCTGTTCGTTTAGAATCTTCTAACTGCTCATCTAACGGTAACTCTGTGTCTATCTGATCCACAGATAAATCCACACGTCCGTATTGATTGGTTGCTAAATCTCCCACTCTAAAAGTAAATCCTAATTTTACACTAACCTTTGCCATCTTACCTCCTACATTCCATCTTGAGTCATTTCATTAGTAAATGTTTCTTTCTGTAACATCAACCCGATTATACCATATCCCGCAATATCTGTAAATGAATCAACAACAGAATCATAGTTAGGATTAGAATTTGTCCAAAGAAGATGTTTTAATCTCCCTATCTTATCCCATAGTCTAACTATTAATCCCTGTTCTTTAAACACTAGTATATTATCGGGGCCATAATCTCTATGTTTTTGTATTATCAATTCTGCTACTTCCTGTGCCGTCTCTCTACATGATTCTTCAAACGTCATTTTCTGTCTCCTTTTCCCATTTTCTAATTTTTTCCAAAACATAAATATGTAAATCTGCTCCTATTCCAGAGGCAAAAGCAGCTAAACGTATTACATTATCCAATGTTTCTGAATATAATTCCTTATGTGATTTACTAGTTTCATCTGCTCTATACCATAAATTTTGAATCTCTTTTATCCTAACCTCTAAATCCTGTATTCTTGTAGCTATTTCTAATTTATCCCCCCATTGAGGATTATTCTCTGGTAATGCTGGCATATACTACTCCCAATCTATATAGTCTTCTACGGTTTGTGTGGCTGCAGGACTACTAAATACAGCTTTATTCATATCTATCTTAGTCGCCCATGTAGGATCACACAATTCCATATCAACTTGTAACGGTATATTTAAACTATTCTCTTTTAATAACTCAGTAATTTGTGTGGGTAATGTTGTAATCTCATCCTCATGAATTTCACATATTATTTCATCATGTACCTGCAATAAAACTTTACTCTGTGTCTCTTCTAAGGCCCTAGACACCTCTATTAGGCGTTCATTTAGTATATCTGCACTCGTCCCTTGGACTAGGTAGTTAATACCCTTATAGCCCATATCTGCAGGAATTCTATATACTCGCCCATATCTATTCTTTATCCATCCTCGTGTCTCTACTGTTTTTACTACGGAATCAAAAAAGCCTTTAGACCCCTTTAGCCCCTCGAAATAGCGTCGTTTATACTGTCCCGCCTCACGAGGGGTGGTTCCTAATTGAATGGCTAGTTTCTTATTACCTATTCCGTAAATAGTTCCAAAGGTTATAGCCTTAGCCATTTGTCTATAGAACTTAAACTCTGAACTATCCTCCTCAACTCCAAACGCTAGCTTTGCCGCCTCTCCATGAAAGTCTACATCAGTCTTACGTAGAAGATTTTGAATTTCTTCATTCTGTAAATAACTTAAAAAGACTCGCACCTCCATCTGAGAGTAGTCAAATCCCACCAGATAATAATTTTCTCGTGGTTTAAACAGTCGCCGTATAGCGATCTGATTACCGACTGATTCGTCGTATGACTCATCTCCAATAAAACTCCAAGTATCCAATACTTCGGGCTTGAGTTCCTCCACGCCAGCGTCTCCCTTTGCCGCTAGTATTGCATTTACTCGTTGAAGTACTTCTAATCGCTCCTCCTCTGTTAATTTAATATCAGTTAATTTAAAGTGATTCCTAGGTATATTCTGTAAGTTAGGTTCTCGTGATGATAACCTCCCCGTTACTGTTCCCCAATTACAAAAACCTGTATGGATTACAGACTCTTCCAAATGAGGTTCTAAATAAGTTGATCTTAATTTTTCTAACGTTCTATATTGTCGTATATACCCAGCAACAGGATGGTCTATCTTAACTAACGCTGCTTCTCCCCACGATTGCGCCCCCTTGGGAGTACTCTCAGGAGAGAAAATCCCTTGCTCATTCAATGCTGCCCCTAATTGCTGGGTACTATTTATATTAAATTCTCCAACAATAGCATAGATTTTCTCTTTTAATTCCTCTTTACGAGATAAGATTTTCTCTATAGCAGTCTGGGCGTATTCAGTATCTACTGAAATACCTCTATTTTCCATTGCATATAAAACAGGAGTTAAACTCACCTCTAACTCCCAAACTGCTTCTTGCTGAGATTTATGTATTAATCCTAATCTATCTCTATATAACCTCCTTGTCCAATGGACATCTTTCTCACAGTATTCGCCTAACACATCGGGAGGGGCTAGGGAGAAGTCTTTATTCCATTTATTACTTCGCAAATACTTTTTGGTTTCGATATCGTACTGTGCCGCACTTTCTCCATAAGACCGTTTTAGGGTACTTGTAAGGTCTAAATCTCTTACTTGTGTAGGTTCGGTCAATCTGACCATTACGATCACGTCCTCTAATCGTTTCTTCTGTACCCCTAACCCCTCCTTCTCTAAAAAATGTAAATCAAATTTAATGTTATATCCGATGAGTACGGGGCAAGTATTCAACACAGCAATCAATTGTTGAGTTTGTATGTGTGGTAAATTAGTGCCTTGCTGATGTCGCATAGGAAAATAGTAAGTCTCGTCATTTGAGATTTTACCTATCCCAATCCCACAAATTTGAGCATGTCCAAAGGAATCCAGACCGTTTGTTTCTACATCTACAACTAAAGCCTTCTCATCCTGTAACTGTTCTAAAATTTCCGTATAGTTTTCTACGGTATCAACAAGCACTATTAACCTCTAAAATAAACTTTTGGCTGTTTCTTCTGTAGTACTAACTACGTTGTTTGAAGAAGGCGTATTTCCTCCACCATAACGTCCTAGATAGTATTCTCTAATAGGTGGTAGTTCTTCAATGTCTGCTTGTCTATCTTCGGGCATCTCTGAATCACGAGCCGTTGGAGCAATTTGATATGACGTATCGTACATACCTGCTCCTGTTCTTTTAACTCGTACTACTCCACCATTTAATTTACCCCAATCGTTGTATACGTCTACCAACTGATTCCAAATGTAATCGCTACGTCCAAATGATAATGCAATTACTCTAAAGTCATTAACTTCTTCTTTGTACATCTTCTTCCCACCGGGGCCGTTTACTTCAATCCAATCGTCATTCCTCTTATCAGGATGAATAACTTCATGTACATATCCCCAAAACGCAAATTTATGGGCTGGTCTATACGTGTCAGGAACAACACTTGTATCAACCTCATCATCTACAAGTAGATTAATCCATCTGTTACCTGATTTATAGGTATATAGATAAAGTTCATCTAGTAAATTATCTCCGTCTTCCCCCGATGCTATTGGAGTTACGAATGCTTGATCCCCATCCTTAAACCAAATCTCCCTCGCTGGAGCCATGTCTGATTGTTGGGGCTGTCTTATCTCTTCTCTCTTTGCCTGTATTCTATTTATTCCACCCATTGTAGTATTTAACCTCCTACCAAAGTGATCTATTATTTATTGTTGCTTCTATTATTTTTGTATTTCTTATATCTTGTACATCTTTATGCTCCCTTGGTAATTCTATGGTGCTAACTATACACCTCTGCGACAACCTCGTCAAGCTCTTTTCTGTAGCGATTTGACCCGCTGAATCATTGTCTAAACATAATACTATTTCTTTTGTTGGTAAATCTACTAATAGCTCCTCCTGATATTTTGACATACTTGCCCCCAATAAAGCTACTGAGGCGTATCCACATTGGTCTAACCACATTGCGTCCAAGCTTCCTTCTGTAACACAGACGAAATCTGTCGGCTCTATATGATTGGCTCCAAATAAAATACGAGATTTTTTTAATCCCTTTGAATATAAATATTTAGGGGTTAAATATTTTCGTCTACTAATCCAACCTACACATTTATTCTGTTCGTATACTGGAATAATTAGACTGTTTTCTTCATCTACAGCACATCCCCATTTATATAGTGTTTGCTTATTAAAGCCTCGTTCAAATATCCACTCAGGTACAAAGCCCTCACGAAATGCGAAGTCTACCTCTTCTAGAGGCTCTTCTTCTTCATCAATTCCAAACATATTAATATCAAAGTCAAACTCCTGATTTAACAGGTATTGATCCATAGATGCCCACGGAATATTTAAATACTTGGAAAGGAAGAATTTGAGTGACCCTTGCCCACATCCAACATGGCAAATCCATACTCCCTTTTCTATATTAATAGAAAGGGATGGAGATACGTCTTCATGGAATGGGCAGGGTACATTAAACTCATCTGTCTCATTTGGAACATTGACCCCAGCGTCCATTAAAAGTGAAGCCCAATCCGTCATTATTTATCCTTTCTATTCTTTTTAAGAAATAAAACGATTTCATTAACATAACCATCTGCATCTTGAACAGTTCCACGTTGTATATCAGCAACAGTAATGGTTACAGGTTTCCCTGCAGGGCCTTTACTCTTAGCTGTTTTAACAATTGTAGTACTTGCGTCTACTATCTGTTCTCTTAGCCAATCGCCTAAACTCATACTAACCTCCTTTTAATAGTCTTGGTGTACTTCTTTGATCCTGCCGATATCAGGATTCCACTCTAGTGTGGAGAGATCGGCAAAGGATTCGGCATCTCTATATTTTTGATACTGTAAAAGTCTTCTCATAGGATCATCCTGCACCCTACATAAAGATAATAACACATCTGACGCTCGTAATAAAGCGTCCCCAAAAGCTACTTGATCTGCTTGTGGTGGTGTAAAGATATCTGCAGCGGCTCTATTAGCCTGTGTAGATACCATTATACTTAAATTAGTTGCTGTAGCTAAATTCTTTAATGCGTAAAACAATGTATGTGATTCTTCCCACGCTTGTTTGCTTCGTCCTGAACCGCTATTTATTAAATATGCCCCATCAATAACAACAAACTCAGGAGAATGTTTACGAACTAATGTAGCAACCGATTCAATTGTCATACTGGTTTGACCTGATATATGGTCACAAATTAATAATGGTCTACCATTTAACTTTAGTAGAAACTCTCTATAAGAATCTTCATCAATTTCGCCACCATTTCTTAAAGCCCTATGGGAAAACTCATACCCCATCTTATTTGCAAATACCACATCCGTACGTAAACTAATCTGTGCTTCGGGCATTTCTGTAGAAATCAATAACGTTTTAACCCCATTGAATGCCGCTTCAGCAGCGGACTCAATACAAAACCATGTCTTACCAACTGATGGTCTAGCAAATACAGATATTAATTCTCCCGGCATCCACCCTACACCCGTATTATTAATTGTATCTAATGAGGTTTTAATACCTAGTAAGCCTCCCTCAGTAGTACGAACAAGGCGTTTCTCTCGCCATTCCTGTAATCGAGCTTCAGCTGTTTTATCATAGGAAATTACATCCTCATCATAAACAATTCCAATATCATTCAATCCAGATGTAATTAAGCTATAGGCTCGTTTAGGATTCTCTTGTAATAACGTTTTATTCTGTTGAAACGTTCCTACAATCTGTCTATATAACAACTGATTCTTAAATATATCGGCTGCATATTCTAAATCTAACGTTTGAGCAGATGTGTCTAGCGTAGGGAAATTCTCAGTTAATATTCCCGGTGTTGGTACATCCCCATAATTATCAAAATACTCAATCACAAACTTATATGCATCACCATGTGTTGCAAAGTCATTAGACGAATATTTAAATTGTTTTAACGTCTTAGCATTCTGTAACCCAAATACTATACCTGACTCTATAAAATCAAAACTCTCCACGTATCACCTCTCTGTGGAATAAACTATTCTATTTTGATCACTATACACAATACAAAAAACATTTTCAACTGTGTTCTCATCTGCAACTGCTTTAGCATGATCAATTCCATCAAACATCCCAAGTTGTATCGGTTCTTGATCCGCCTTAACTGCAACTACCGAATACACGGGAGGTCTAGCAGATGAAACACGTTGCATCTTTAAGTGTCCTAATTGGCTTTTATCTCTATGTCGAACTTGTCGTGGCATTAAAATCTCCTACTTTGCCCCTAATTGAATGTCGGATTCTGTAAGCCGACTCACCAAGAATAGCGGTAATCTCATCCATAGTCAACCCCTCCATCCGAAGTTTTAAAAATCTATGTTCTAAGTCAGATAAATTATAATTCTTTAATATATCTAAAGTAATTATAGGTTCTGTATTATCTGTAGGGTCTTGTATAGCTTGTAGTATTTTATTAATAGGGCCTCTAGTATCTGAATCATCATCAATTATATCTATACTTTGTGTATTTAATTGTCTTTGAGCTTTAGATATTAAAGTTCTTATAGTATTTATCATAGCAGTATGTAAGTAAGTATGGAATATAACACCTCTATCTTCATTAAATCCTTTAGCTGCTTTAATAATACTTATTCTTAATTCTTGTTCTAAGTCTTCTTTAGAATAACCTCTTACTTGAGTATCTGCAAGTATCTTATGTATTTTAGGTTCCCATTGTTTAATTAAATCATCGTTAATTGTTATTGCCATGTTTTAAATCATCTAACCTCCATCCTTTATATTGACATTGCTTCCCGCAATATATACGATTATACCCTGCTTTGGCTGCCCACGTCAATTGGGAACGTTTTCGTCTAAACACGACTCTACAAAAAGTACACTTGACTTTTATCCAGCGATAATTATACTTACATGTGTCTGAACAATAATTTTTGGATTGGCCCCGCTTACCTTGATAAGATAAACCCACATCGCATTGTTTACAGAAGAAAATTATCTTTTTTTCTCTGGGAGCAGATGTGGGTAGTTCAGCTTGCTTTAAAATTTTAGACACATATTGTCTACTAACCCCCACCATTTTTGAAATTTCATAAGATGATTTTAAGGGCCACCGCTTACGATATCGAATAATTTTTAATTTCGCTTTCATTAGCCTTCTAATGTTTTAATTCTTGCTTCTAAATCTTTTATTGCTGCAACTAAGTACGGTATTACGACGGCTGAATCAATAGCTTCTATATCTTCAACTTCTTTAGTTTCACCCGTATCAACCTCTGTACCTATACGATACGCATTTGTACTATCATTTTTTATTAAATCTAATTTAGATTTTCGTACTGAGTTAGGAAAAACGGTGGCGAATTCTGTAGATTTAAATCCCGCATCTGTTTGAGATGCCGTATTACTATCAACCGTAGAATAGTAAGAATCAATCCATTTATATGTAACAGGATTTAATGCGTTGATAGCCGTTAATGCTTGTGAACCAGTTATCGTTACAACATCTTCTTTTAATCGGGCATCTGAACTCGTGTGCCACGCTACGGCTAGCCCGTATCCTCCAGTATATATGGCATAATAACCATTTGCCCCTCCCAAACCCACATAATTACCATTGTACCCGTAATGTCCTTTAACTACAAATTTATAATTTACATTTATGTCATAAGGAACAACTCCCACACCTACCCCATTATAATTATCTAATACTAGTTGGTTATGTCCATCATAAGTCGTTGATGTTATTGGGACATCCTTTCGTCCTGTTGAAAAATGCATACGGCTGCCGTTATAGGTAGTTCCCGGTGTAAATTTTTGAACTAATTTCACCGACGACATTTGTGTCCAATCGTTGCTACTATTAACCCCCCATCCCTTAACTTCAAAAATCTGATCAGCATCAGCAGTAGCTGTTTTAGTTGCTGTAAAATCTGTACTTTTAGCTCGATGTAAGTTTATAATACTTTCTCCGCCAGACCCATTCGTACTATCATATGAATATAAATTAAGGTGGAACTGTTCTCCTTGTCCTATACCCTGTAATGTTGGGCCATCCGAAGCACCGGGTTTCCAAAGCATTAGATTATCTGTTGAAGTTATGCTATTATCTGACCACATAAGTTGATCTTCTAAATTACTAGTATCTGTATAAAGCAATGCTCCATCTTGGGACGCAGAGCCTTTCGGTAAAATAAAATTATAAGCTTCTGTTAAATCAGAAGGAGGTTTTACAAAAATAAGTCGCCAGTTAGTATTGGATACATAAGAACCTAGATTTATCTGCCCCGCAGTTACTTGTTGCCAAGCATCCCCTTGAGACATTATACCTCCTAAAAAGGCATTATCTGAAAGTGTTCCTTCAGAAGGTTTTAATATACCGTCATTTGAGGCGTATGTTGGATCAAATTCGATCCCGCTGGAAGGGCCATCTATCGTATCTGTAGCAGAATAATATGCTATAGAATTAGCTGTTCCATTATTAACTGTTGTACCAGAAGAACCAGAAGCAGTTAAATTATATGTTGTACCACCCGCTGCAGACTTATAATAAAGAGCCGTACCTTTAGCCCATAAAACACCAAAATTACTAGCTGTCCATGATGGATCAGAAGATTGAATTTTAATTTCCATAGTCCCATCATTACGTACTTTCCAAATTTCATTGGTAGTATAATGATCATCAAGTCCTCCCGCAGTCGTGGCTGATCCGTACATGATTGAAAAAGAAGTTCGTGTACCATCAAAATTACCGCTGTTACTAGTATTTAGTACACCAAGATCATATACTTGGAAGGTAGTTCCACTAGAATATTGTGCTGCTCCAAATCTTATTCTATGACTCTCTTTACTGTCTACGCTAATCGTTGCAGCACTTCTACCCATATTTAATATAGGTTTAGAAGTAATTAAATCACTATCCCCATTAATATCATGAAAAGCATCAATAGAATTCCATAGTTGAATATAATCTCCCCAACTATTTGCCCCAGCATCATTTTGACTATGCAGAATGTCTGTTATATATACATTATCTACATAAGCTCTTGACCAATTATTAGAACGAGTTCCTATATAATCGCCGCTACTAGCTGAAGTAATTGATTCTGTAAATCGTACTGTACCTACTATATTTAAAAGAAGTTTATCACTTCCTTCTATACTAGTAGTAGAATCATAGTATGCTACTCTACCCGCAGTTCCCGGATTTTCATGGCTTAACCCTCCCTGAGAATCTGCCCAAACAGCCGTACCATTAGAAGAATAAGTTAAAACTTGGTTGGAACTTCCGCCAGCTGGAATGTGTTTATCCCCAGCAGCTGTACTATGCCCTATAGTTACAGTACCGCTACTACCACCACCAGTAATGGGAGAAGTAACGTTAACACCGTCAATATCCCCAGTACCGCCACCACCGCCTAAGCCCGTCACAGCATGGGTATGACCAGTAGCCGTTACAGCATTAAGAGTACTGGATGTTAAAGTATCCGGAGTTGCTAGGGCAATAGTTCCACTTGCTGTTATTGTCCCTCCTGATAATCCATTACCAGCCGTGATAGAAGTTACCGTACCATTACCTGATGGAGAATCCCAAGCAAGGGTAGCAACGATTTGATTAGGGTCACCACCTACATTTGCGGCGGTATCTACACTAGATATTTTTAAGTATTTATTTGAGGTAGTTGCTGCGTTAGAAGATGGGAACTTATAATATACATAATCCCCTATCATTCGATCATTTAAAAACCCTACAACCTGACTTTCAAGTTGAATAGCCTCTGTCTTGTGATCTGTTGTCAGACCGTCGGCGGTTCCGATCTTAATTATATAGCCATCATCTGTATCTGCTAGATGAAATATTTTAGTACTACTAACAGTAGTAGTATATATTCGTGCTAAATAATTTGTAGAACCTGATGTAGTATTATCTGCATGAAATGATAATACTGAGTTTCCCGCAGTTTCTGAAAAAGATACTCCTTCCGAATCTATAACTACTGATTGACTTGGCCCAGCAGTTATTTTTCCTCGTAAGTTATCTGAACCTGATGTAATAGCTTGCCATTGTAATACACCTCCTCGTATTCCGTATATACCAGAACCATCTATTTGTATACCACTTCCAGTAAATGCCGTATTCGGACTCCACGTACCATCACCCGCAGGGCTTCCTTCGGGATCACTATAAGTCCTATTAATTGCATCAACATTGGCAGAAGTTTTAAATGTTGGAGCCGTAATGGTATGCTTTGCAGTTAAAGCATTTGCTTGTATATGATCAGCTTTAATAAAGTTAGCATCTACCATTGTAGCCGATATTACAGGTTCTTTTACACCTACAGATAATACGGAAGGGCCTGTTTGATCCGAGAAATCTTCATTAGTTGTATCGCTTTGATCTTGTCCCACCGTATATAATCCTAGAGACATGTTTCTATCCCCATATGGTCGCCAATAATCTAATGATCTATTTAATGTAACGTCGGGTGGGTTATTCAGCGAACCCCCATAATAAACTTGACCCGTAGTAGCGTCAATATTTGTAGCTGGTAATGTAGTAAATAAGTAATATGTATTATAACCTACATGGCCTTCCCATGTAGAATATGAAGATGGGGTCACAGTACCGCCCCCAACCTTAGTACCAATATTTATTTTATTAGTAGTTCCTGCGGTTATATAAAAAGAAGGATTCGTTGGTACGCTGGTATTCCCATCAAGAGCAGCCACATTAGCATCCGACATATAAACATTACCTTTTGTCGTAACAATAGCATAATTTTTTGCTTGTTGACTTCCTGACGTTCCTTCAGGTTCATGATACCATGATATTCTATCCCATTGTGGTTGAAAAATAATAGCGTTTAGATCATGTGTAGTCGCTATAGTTCCTAATTCTCCACGAGTAACCCCTGAAAAGTCATTGCCAGATTTTCCCGTATAACCTAAAATTTCATCATCAATCCTAATATATCGTTTAGGTATCTCAGTAGATGTTGTCAAAAAATGTTGTATTGATCCAGCAAGTTCAGAAGTATTTGAAGTTGTACCAACTACTGCTCCTATATTAGCTGTAGATGACGTACTACTTATTGCTGTATCTAAGTTTGCTACTGCGCCGGGACGTATTTTAAGGCTTGATCTAAATGATTGCGCCCCCGGTTTTAATAAAGTGTTTGTAACTGTCCCAGATTCAATAAGGGCATCAGAACGTTGTTTAACTGCAAAGGCTGCTTGTGTAGATGAACTACCAATTGTACCCCATTCAGCTAATGGTATCCCAGCACGTACCCAAGCTAACTTTGCCTTAGTAGCACTTTCAATATATCTAGATTTAATTGTTGTACCGCTTACAACATAATCTTGGTAAATAGGTTCTACTTTTAAATTGCGAGGATCATCTTCTAAATCAGAGTAAATATAGAAAGCTATTGGTAATCCTGTCGAAGTATCAGTAGGGGATGTAGGTAACTCCCTATTACCTAACTTACTATACGTATTACCAGCCATAATTTGAATAGATTGCCCTTCCCCTAATTGTAGAAGCCCCCCTGACCACGATAATCTACTACTTTCGTAACCAGCTACCCAATTAAATGTCCCTGTGAAAGTCGCCGTTTGTGCGCCGGGGGGAACCGTCATTTGACGAGTAACTGCATTTGTACGCCTATAAGCCTCTAAACTAGAACTTGCTTTATATGCTGGCATAGTGCGGGTAGACTGATCTGTATTTTCTCCAACAGATGTTATATATGTTACAGATTGTCCTAAATCTTCAATAAATTCCATCTCTTGAACAATATGATTTCCTGTAATAGAGGCAGGTTCATTCTCTACTCTTATTGAATGTCCTGCTCGTAAAGGTACATATACTCTACAATAATGTGCTGCTGATACACTTGAATCAGATTGTGGAAAACGAACAGTTATACCTGAAGTTGAAATAGTTGTTATATATCCATATATTGTTTCTGTAACATATGTACTATCAGTTCCAAAAAATCTAATCACATCCCCCTGTTTAATCCCAAAATCTGTCGGATCAACAGCCCCCGTACCATCGGGCTGCTCTAACGTAATAGTCCGAAGTGTTCCTGTTGAACTAATTGTATTAATACTTAGATCAATCATATGATATGGATACTTAATAACCTTATATGTACCTTGTCTAACTTCTTTTAATCCTTGAACCAAAGTTGCAGCACAAGCTGTTCTCATGCGATCTCGTGCGGCTTGTACTTCTGCTATACCATTGACAAGAGTATCGCTCCCCCCCTCTAAACCGATATTCGATAAATTCACATGGGCTACTCGCTTTGTACCCGTATAATGTACAGGATTTCCTGTCCATATTTCTGAATTTCTATCCAAATTTAGTCTAGCTGTTGCTCCACTATAGCGTCCTACTAGAATAACAAAGCTACTAATATTGGGGTTGTCGTTTAAAATTTCAGATGGGGTAAAAAATTGTTTCTCTGTACGACCCGTTGTTGCGTTTATAGCGGGCCACCAATTTTCGCCAGAAATTGATGTCGAAATTAGCATTGGGATACTTCCCGTTTCTGTATTAGTACCTTGAAATGAATTATTAGCAAAAGTACCGTTAGTAGAGGATACCCCTAGCCATTGTATCCATCCAATAGCTTTCGTTATTCCATCTGAATCCGATGCACCCATTGGGTAATACGTTGGATTCGATCCTGATCCCGTTACATCATTACCTATTTGTGAACTATTATCTTCATTGGTATAGTATAAATCTATTGGTTCTGCAACTGTAGGCGTACCATCTAGTTGTTCTGTTCTCATTAATAATATCTCGTCAGGTGGTGTAACAGCTTCTCCATTAACACCCCAATTATCAGCATCTGTTTCAAATGAGTAAGCACCTGAAAGTTCTTCTTTTCGAGGAACGCCAAATAGCCTTTTATTACGATCCTGTTCATTGAAATTATTTTCTTGACTCCCATGAAAGTCAACTTCTTCATCGGGATGTTTTTCATCTGTCCCACCTAACATATATACACCAGTATGATTCCAGTTAGGCGAAAGAGATAGGTCTACTTGCATCGGTTGAACGGGATGATCGTATGCACTAGGGCCATGTGTAGTATCAAACATTCTACCCTTCCAAAAGAAGTCCCTTCTACCATTTGTAGCCCCACCTTGTACGTTATAAACATATAATAATTGAAACTCTTTAGTTTCTACATCAGCCCGTGTATTTACAGTTGTGGAATTCCCCATTGCATTTAAACCAACATTATAGGTTGCGGCTATATGAGTATATACACCCCTATTAGCATCCCCAAAATCGAAATCTGGTAACATTAATTTGGTAGCGTTATGTGTAGATGAATGTCCCGGTTTATTTCCTTGCTCACGACTAACTCCTGATCCTTGAGGATACGTAATATTTAATCCATATGCCGCAGGAAGATTATTCGGTCTACTACCACGTTGAAAATAGTTAAAGTGGACATCTCCGGGATCAGTCCAATTCCCTCCATTAGGTTTTGGAGTCATTAAATTTGGAGCTAGATAATAATCATAGCCTCGATTACCACTAACTTCTGAGGTTGACGAATGTCCATCTCCTTCAGATATAATTCTTATTGCCTGTAAAACGGAGCTAGCTTGCTTTTGTGTATTATAACTAACGGTTCTATTACTTGGATATAAATAAGCAGATCGTTCTAATTGATTACTTGTATATAATCCCCCGGTTTCATCATCATCATCAAGAAGAATTTTAAACCCATTCTCTCGATTATTCGAGGTCATATTTGCAAGTTCAATAAACTTTTGAATCAAACCGCTTCGAGTATTAAGATAGTGGGGTGTTGTGGCATTACCAGCAGACGCATTTCCATGTGTACGGATAATACCAGCATGTGGCGTAGTACCATCAGGATTAGGAAGGCCCCCAGTAACATCGGCTCCTTTTTTAGGATACCACCATATATTCTTATCTGTCATCATAATATTTCGTAGCTCTTCTAACAAGTCATATGCCTTTAAAACTAAATGATTCCCATAGCGAGACACATCATATTTACGTTGAATATCATAAAGATGTCCTACATATAATGGTATATGGGTTTGTTCATCAATAAGCATAATTTTATTGAATGGTTTAAAGGTGTTGTCATGTACCCCAGCACGTTCAGATGCCGTTGATGATGAAATATCAGTTTGCCTATTATTGACAAAAATTTCTGCCATACGAGGCAATCCAATTTTATCTATCATACGAACATATATAACAGCATTTGATCCTGATGTTACAACATCATACCAATATCCTGTAGTTGCTGTTTGGGCTACCCATAAATATAATCTACATCTTGGTGGTTCAAAAGCCATTAAAATACATCCTTTCTTGACTTAGCAACAAATTGCATTGTAAATTCCCAACGATCTTCTCTTCCCGCCTGTTTTTGAAAACGAGCCTGTTGAATTGCGACTTCCCATATACCACCTCCCGTTGAATGATACGTAGTACCTGAATATGTATAACTCTTTGGATAAGTTGAATTTGCAATTTCAATCTCTAATGGTGTATTATCATTAGAAATCCATTTATAACAGGCTTCTTCCAATGCATTTTTATATGGTATATAATAAACTTCTGTCGTGGTATCATATGCTGGCGAATCGGGATTGGTAAACCCACGTTTAGTGGCTGTATCCCAATCATCAAACCCAGTATGGGAAACTGCAGTCATACTCTGATACCCCGGCGTTTCACTAGTTGTTCCCCCAATATCATCAACCAATCCTGTAATTGTAATGGCAGGACGAAAGAATCCAATATCAATTAATGTTGGAGGAGTTTGAGCAATGGGAATTTGAATTGGAGTTTTAGCAACTTGTGATACAAAATCATTACATTTTAAGGCGTAACGAATTGCATTAGGATGTGAATGATAATTATCTCGTAATAAAACTGCTATATCACCTGCCATATATTCTCCTTATTCTCCACGTTGAACTGTAACATCTAATGCACTATCATCTATACTTTGCAGCCCCTCTCTCTGTAAATCTAGGGCAAGTGTCGCATTATGTGTTTCAACTTTAACAACAGTTGCGTTAGTATTTGACTTTAATGCCTCAGTATTTTCTTTCATTGATTGACCCAAAGTTGATATAATAGCTCCCACACCCATTAATCCTAGGGCAACGGGCATACCAACTCCTGTCATAGCTGCAACTCCTCCAGCCGCCATCATTCCACCCCCTAATGCGGACATAGCTCCTCCAGTTTTATTACCACTTTGCATCATTCCTACCCCACTACCTATACTAGCTAAACCTGCTAATCCTCCACCTATACCTAATCCTCCTCGCATTAATCCAATAGGCGCACCTTGACCCCGACCCATATAACTGCCCCCAGAAAAGTGTCCTTGTCTAGTACCGCCCCGCAGCATATTAAAACCACCCTTTAACATGCTCCGAAAACTTTTACTCATCATTGCTAATAATCCAACAATTGTTACAAGATAACCTATCATACCTTCCATAGGTTTCGTTATGGTAGATATTATATTACCCGTTGCATTATCTGCCCAGATAAATGCTTTCCCAAGAAATTTAAATATCCCCCCAAGAACAGCACCTACAACGCTAGAAAATTCCATCATTTTAGGCATCATACTACTAAGTTTTTTCATTATAGGAATTATAAAAGGAATGAAGGGTGTTAGAACTATATCAATAAAGCCACCAACAATTTGGAAAAATCCTCCAACAACAGAAGTAAAAATCTGAGACTGTTTTAATAAAGAACGTATGGATACATCAATTCCGATCTTCTTCCAGAAGCCCGAAGTGTTTTCCTTTATTCCGTCCTTTAGCTTATTAAATTGTTTAACATCATCACTTTCAACACCGGGAGTATCTCCCCCTCCTCCTCCTGTCGCACCACCTCCCCCAGCGAAAGCTCCAGAAAATACTATTTCATGTCGTTCTGCCATTGTTTCACCTCTGCATCATACGAGCTTGATCCTGTGCTTCTTTCTCATTTATAGCCCCTAATGTTCCTAAAATAACGGCTAGTTCTCCTTCAGAAAGCGTTTGGATCACATCGTATGGAATTCCTTGTTTTACCAAACTTATTATGGTTGACCAATAGTTAAACACTATGATCTCCTGCGGACTTATATCCTTAACAATGCCCCGCAGGAAGGCACTTATTCTTTTTTTATCTGTTCTACTTCTGTTAATGGATTTGATTCAAAAGCTTTTGGAACTAAATCTTCTAAAGCTGCTCCAAGTCTCTTATCTATCGATAATAAAAAAGCCTCCGTAGTTCTACCCCACGGAGCCTCTATAATCATCTCTTTCAAACATGATCGAACATATACATCGCCATCAAAAGCTGTACTTCCATTAGTATCCCATGTTATACTTCGAGATAAAATCTGGTTCCTACGACTCCATGAAAGGTCTTTATATGCGACTTCAAATGTTTCATTTGTTTCAGGAACAGTTAAAGTAATTCTTGTAGGTTCTTGTGAAATTACATAGTCCTGAAAATTAAATTCTTTTGTTTCTGTTACCTCCTGTGCTTTACTTTCATCATTAAACGCATCTTGTGCTGTAGTCATCTTTCCTCCTTATGGATAAAAACTCTCCTTATCACTTATTTCAACGGCAAGGCTGCTAAACATTATATTTACGCTTTGCTCCATTGGGTTACTTCCATCTATATTAATTGGAGCCGATTGTATAAATGCTCCCTGCCTATTTGGGCCACCTGTTTGAGATGATGTTGCATCTGCTGATTCTGTACCATCATACTTTTCAGGAATTCTTAACATAATATAATCATCTTCATCATTACCACGGGTAAATTTTATCTCTATATTAAATCCTACCAAGCCCTCATTATTAAGACCTCCAGCACTACCGTCTGTATAATGTCCAGATAGCATAAGTTCTTTAAATATATTATGTGTCCCTGATTCGTCAAACGTACCCGTACTGGATGCAGCATCAGGTAACCCAATAGTAGCGGTCATTGAATAACTACGTTCCCCTTCTTTAATCTCAAATGGCCCACGATTGTCATCTCTTGTATTTCTAACATAATAACGAGGTTCTATCCCATTATTTACAGTTAACGAAAAGCTTCGTAAACGAGCTACAGTCGTACCAAAAAACTTAATATTTCCTTCAGAAAAGTAATACGGACTAGTGGATGGTAACCCATTTCCTGTATTAGGTGATCCCAAATCATCCTTACCAATTTTCAACATTGGATGGTATCTTCTCATTCCCCTTCCAACTGGTAAGCTCGGTACTCCTGATGTATCAGTATCTCTTGGAGATTCAAATTGATTATGTACCATTCCCATAAACGACACAGAATCCCAATCACATACAACTAAACCGCCTTCTTCAGCGGTAACAGTCAATCCTCCAACTTTGCCTCCATAATATCGTCGTTGAAAATCATTCTCTCCATTTTCATCTTTAACATTTATATTCCAACTCATTGATGGTAATTTAGTTGTCGCATAAATATTATGTTTTTGATAAGCCGTTCCAATTTTCTTAACAACATTTTCATCAGCATGAGTTGAGCCATCACCTTCATGAGCATATCTTAAAGGCTGGCTTATTTCAATAATTGTATTATTTGTCAAACCAGAGCCTCCTCCAGCTACGACTTTTACTATTTCAGATCGTTGTGGAGTAGCTGATGTAGAATATGTTGAAGCTGTTGGAGGATTTATAATAAGTGTGTCTCCATTTGCAATGTCAGCATTACCTGTACTTACATATACTTTAACAAACACATCTCCCTTACCCCCTATAATTTTAGTATTAGCCACAGCCGTTCCTCCAGCAGCACCCGACACAGCCCCACCAGCTGCTATAGACATAGAGTCTATTTCCCCCAACGCAAACCGTAGAGGCCAACCATTTAACAGAACAATTCCAGAAACAGCCCCTTCAAAAGATTGAGTTCCTTTTACAAGTAGGAAGGGATTTCTACGTGAATTGTCTGCTAACATGTGTCGAGCATCAAAAGATTCTTCTAAGTCGGGGGCATCTACTGTTTCATAAACTCCCGGAATCCATGTAATATATGGATTAGATTTAGCATCGGCTATTTTAGCATCTGGGATAAGAGTTGTACTACCCCCAGATGTAGTTGTTGCTATTGTTGCTCCTATATCATGATCAAATGCTAGCGGAGTAGCTATATGTAGCACGTCATAGCTAGCATTTCCCGTCTCTACACCAATAACACGAACCATTTCTGCGGCTCCATGATCTTCTATATTTGTTGAAGTTGTATCAGTATCCGCTGAAATAACCGCATAGCATTCACTAACCGCATTAAAATAAGTAGACCTACTGGGTGTTATATATATTGATCGATCTCCTGCTTTAGCCGCTATACTAGTAATAACTGTGTTATTTGAACTAGTCATATCTGCGGCTAAAGGTGTCGCTTTTTCAGGCATACCTCCATCATAAGCTTCAGGAGCGAAGCTAAATTGAGCTTGATCTGATCTGTAAATTGCCATATTATTCCCCCATTAAACTCTTTAATATATTATACTTACGACCACGTATCTTCCATCAAAACTGATAAATTAACTAATTGAATATTTACAGTCCCATACCATACGTTTACTGCATTTTCTGTCTCAGGAATGAAATTTACGAATTGTACTCGTTGAAATCCTGATACAGAAGGGGCTGTCCTATTTTTATGACATATACGCCTAACTTCTCTAACTAGATTAAATAAATGTTGTTTATTCTCATTTGTATAAACTTCTAACTCTACATTATACATTCTGTTAACATAGTTCCAATTTCCAATTGGTTCTTCTGTTAATACGGGATTACCGCTTCTCGCTACAATAACCCCGTTGTCGCTCTGAGATAGGTCAAATCTAAGAGGATCACGACTTGAATCTGTACCTATACCATTAGCTTCAATAAGTGTGGGTTTACTTGGAACTCCTGCTGTTGAAGTGTCCCATCCATACCCAGCATATGAACCCGTACCATTAAGTATCCTAATGATTTCAGTAGGTGCTACTGCTTCTCCTAATCCCCAAGCTACTGTAGGCATTAAAACACCTCAAAGGCACGGAGATGATCCATTAAATCGTCCGCTTCTAGTGACCAACTATCGGCTCTTTGTGCCATCATAACTCTATCCATACCACCCACAGCAATCCCTCCAAAATCAGCAGAACGTATTATAGTAGCGGCAGCTAACTTACGAGCCGCATCAAATACCATCCCTGCTTCACGAGGGTCTAGATTAAAATCTCTCCCTGAAATATAGGATACTTTGACAGGGGAATTAAATTCACCCCCACCCCATCGCCACATACTACCCGTATAATTTGTAAATCGTGCTGGTAGAATAAAAAACCTAGAGAAATGTATCATACCTGTTTCAGGAACAAAGAATACATCATTATCTCTGCCTAACGTTCTTGATTCCCAACCACTTCCTGTCCAAATAGATACATCTATTAATTTACGAATATCTTGGTTTGCAGGTTTCATACCCATCAAATTAAACTGATGATACTCCTCTGCTACGTATTGGGGTCGCCATACTTTACGACTACGATGTTCGATAGTAGACTGAGCCGTTTGAATATAATCTTCTACCGTTGCTTTAGTTGGATTTGTAGCGGCTGTAAAATCTGTCGTATCTGTAATTTGTGCCATTTGCATAAGTTCAAATACATCCTTAGTTGTACAATAGGCATTTATAGGACGTTTAACGATTGAATTTATGGATGCTTTAGTAGTCGCACTTGCTGTTGTTGAACTGGCACGTACCCAATATTTTGTGGTTGAAGGACTGCCGATTGCATTTTGCACCCAATCGGACATATTATTTATAGGAAATTCTTCCCAACCATCAGCAGCAAAAGTATAGTACGTAGGTGTAACATCTACATCATGTATATAGGCGGCTGAGAGAGGAACTATTTGCTTCCACCCCCCATTCCAGTACTCCCATTTAATACTTGTATAACTGCCAGAAGTTGCCACATCAAAGTACGCAGCATCAAACTTTTCGTCTGATCCAAGATATAAGAAATCACCGGAGGCTTGCATTAAATCAAATGCAGTACCTCCGATAGATTGTGCTTCTATTTCAGTATCTGTTGACCACGTTGATCCAGATGCTGTATATACAAATATTTTTTCAAAAACCGTCACCGCTGATGATGGCATATTCCCTCCTAAGCACTATGAGGGGTATTCGTCTGTCCTTTCTACTTCTCCTACAATATTAGCACTAGTCTCTACCTTTTCTGCCTCCTCTTCAGGAGGGAGTTTACCCCGTAAATACATCGCAATTCCATTTAAATTCTGCACTTGTTGAACCAACTGTTCTCGTGTTTGATTCACCTTATTCAACTCCTCTACTATTGTAGTAAGCTGATCATTTATTGCATTCAAGTCATCTTGAATATTAATATCCATCTTTTCTAACCTCCTTGTCATTTCTATTGGTTGGATACCTAATCTATTATACTACCAGACTCCGAGATGTCAACTAAACGTCCGAAGCTCCTGTAAAATCAATTGGGGTATTTAATGTTTTTAAATACGCATACCCCTGTTTTATTATATTTTTATCAGCGTCATCTAAAACCCCATCTGCAAAGTAAGTTGTGAAATCACTTCCTTTTATAATATACTGTTCTGTATGTAATGTATCTTTTCTTGCTGCTTCATCCCCCTTACTTCTAGCCGCCGCTGTATGGTAGATATCTACTAAAAAATCTACTTGCGGCATATCGGCTGCAGGTATAAGCCTAATCTGTGAAATTAATGCGTAGGCAGTTGAACTAGCTACTCCTCGTATATCTGTATAATTAACTTGTAATGCCACTCTTTTCTCCTAATATTATACTTATTATCTTAGGTCTATTATAAAGTCTCTTCACACTCAGAACATTTAGTTGCATCATAATTATTAAGTGTAAGAAGCCCTTTATTTATATTACATTTTTTACAGGGTATTTTATAATCCGTATTTTTTGTCCATGATGACCCATCAAATTTATATTTGTCACTACACCAATCATCAGGTTCTGTAACCCCTGTATGTAACGTATGGGTTGCTGATGTTATACCCAAATATCTCAGTTCTTCTATAGGCTCATATTTATCAGATGACGTAGCATTAGCTACAGTATATTCTGTTCCTATAGTTATCGTTCTATCATCATTATAGACATTTAAGGAAATATTTGTACTTTTTTCTGTTACTGTTTTCATAATTTACTCCATTCCATAGTAACTTGCGGGAGCATCTTGCCCCGTAACTACTAATTCAGTAGCTGATATTGCGGTTCCTGCAAGTATATTGGCTCTAGATACTGGTTGTGGCCCATAAGGACTTAAAATTCCAAAGCTATCTAAGAAATATTGCGCTCCTATAGTCAACCCAGATTGTTGTGAATTAGTTCCGCTAGTAACAGTAACTTCTACGTCATTACCCGCAGTAACGTTACTAGATGCATTACTAAATCCAAGAAATTTAGGTACACTACCATGATCATCCATACCAGTATCTGTCTTTATCATCCAAATCCCCGCTGCTAGACTTGGATATGCGCCGTCTAAAGGTAGTGTCTTTTCGGCAGTCCATCCAGAATAGTTTTGTGCAACAAGAATTCTATTTCTATCTGGGTTATAAACACCCGACGTAGAACAGGTATGGGCTGAATGTATAAAATTTCCTTGCATTGGAGTAACCTTTAAATAGCTATCGTAAGTATCATAGGCTCCTCCCGTACCACCGCCGTACATTCTATCACCGCCATCACCCCCATCCCACATATACAAATGGAAAAACTCGGTATAATTTACAATATACCATGCACTTCCGGGAGGCCCATACGCATAATTAAAACTTCCATAATTTCTTTTGTGTATTGCTACCATTTTATCTTGAGTGCCGTAATAAATTAGTTCAGTACCATGCTGCCCATTTGACGAACTCCCTAAAGTCAATTTCCCATTAGCATAGGCTCCTTCTGTAACAGTATTATCTGCAGCACTTATATTATAACGTATAACATGATCCGTTGAGCCAGAATGGTCTTGATATAAGTGTGTTTCCGCATTAGTCCCTGCCCATATCATACGTCCGGGGCCTCTATTAGAAATACTATGGTTTCGGAAAGTTATAGTATTTATTGTACCCCCACTAGTGCCGATATCATAACCATAAATTCCGCTATAATAATAAGCTATTAATTGTTTACCGCTATTAGAGGATTTAGTTCCTCGACTCCACGCAGCGGTTCCCATATAATAGTTAGCCGTAGAGTTCAGGTCATATTGAGTGCCTAAAGTAAGATTATGCGCCCCTCCATGAGATTCATCCCAAGTCCCAAAAGTTATTATCCTAGCCGCTGCCCTATAGTTAGTTGAGCAAAAAGATATTAATATTCTATGGTCTGAACCATCACTACAATCAGCTATATGGGGCGGTTCGGAATACATATTACTAGAAACTTCTAATTCCGTACTTGCATTAATTGTGGGAGGAGAGCCAGCCACAGGCTTTAATAAACGTAATTCTAATTTACTACTGTCACCAAGCCATGCTGCTACAACTTGATTTTTCGTTGCACAATACCCTATACACATTCTATCGTACAATACTTGACTAGTACTTATTGTCCGTTCTGTACCCCAAGTAATAACATCGTTAGCGTCTACGGAAAACGCTACAGCATATATATTAGCACCTTCCGCAATAAACCCTGTAGCCGTTGATGTATGTTTAGTATATATAGCTACATGCAAATCTGTCTCTGTATCATACGCAATCTGCATATTTTTTATATATTTACCGGCAGCTATATCAGCAGCGGGTCTATACTCAGTTATCGCTGTATAATCAGCACCTGTTTGGGTGAATGGAATTACCTTTCCAGTACTATCAACTCCCACAGCCATTCCCGGTGTAATTGTTTGTCCACTAGCTACTTCTAAGGTTACTGATCCACCCCCACCTCCAGAAGCCTCAGCCCATGAAATATCCGTCCCGTCAGATGTTAGAACCGTACCAGCAGTACCTTTAGTAAGTACGGTAGTAGCCGCACTAGCATTACCGTATAGAATACTACCTCTAGAAAGAGCGTCTAAAGTATTTATCTCTGCGGCAGTAGAAGTAACTGCTGTACTACCAAGGGTTAATTGCCCTTCAGGTACAACAACCGCCCCGGATGTGATACTTGTAGCCCCGGTTACTACACCAGCGTCTATGTTAATCGTACCGTCTAAAACAATTGCTGATCCTGCTGCGGGAGTAATATTAACTGCTCCAGTACTTGTTATATCGCCACTAAGATTTGCAGCAAGAGTTCCAGCAGTAATTGTAAGATCACCAGTAGAAGAACCTGTAGCTGTTGTAGTGCCTAATGTCCATGTATCGGCACTCTCATCCCATGCTATAACAGCATTATCGCCTGTAGAACCTCTTTCCACAATAATTCCTGCGTCTGCTGTAGAGGAGCTAGCTCCGTTTGCCAATTCAATTAATCGATCAGCTATCGTTGTATTAGTTGAATCTATTGTAGTTGTTGTACCAGTTACATTTAAATCACCTGCAGTAACTGTCCCTGTTGTTGTAATTCCTCCAGACCCAACATCTATAGATGTAAAGCCTGATGTTATTGATCCAGCATTTAATGCTCCAACAGTTGTAAGAGACGACGTAACAATATTTGAATTTAATGTTGTACCAGATAAGTTAGCAGCATTAGACGTGACTTCATTCCATGAGTCAGTATCCCATTGATAGACTTTATTAGTATCTGTCTCAATGAATAAAACACCCTTCTCATTTGCTGACGGGGTAGGTTTAGTATCAGATGCTATACCTGATATTATTGATCCTATATATTGTATTGCCATAAAATTTCTCCCGTATTATTTACGTATTTCTTTAAGAACACGTTCTGTCACTATCTCAAAAGCTTTTTCTTCAGCTTCTGGCATCCTTTTAAACAACTCCTCTATATCACTTAAATAAAGTTTTTTAAATTCTTCATCATATTTATCTGTTGTAAATTCTCTTACAACTCTGTCGGCTACAATGTTCATCATTGCAAAATTCACTTCAGGTAGTTCTGTAAGTTTTTTGATGTCTTCATCTTTAAGATGGGGCATTATAACCAGCCGGGGGATTGAAATCAGACCCGCACACAGGGCATTTTTCGGGGAATCCCACTCGTCTACCTCTACTATTAATCGGAGAGAACTCATTAACGTCACGTAAATATAACTTACATGTATCGCTACTACACCTCCCTAAACTTCCCCACACGACCCCGTCAATTTCATTTAACGTCCAAGTAGTTCCGTCAAAGAAATATTTATCTTGTTTCCAATCATCAGGAGGAGTTACTCCTGTGTATAAAGTACAATTAGATGAATCTAAGTCCTGTACACCAAAGGCTGCTTTATTATGGTATAGTGATGAAGCATCAGCCTCTATCTGTATATCGTCACTTCCTATAGTGACAACTCTATCATCATTAAAAACATATTTTGATTGTTTGGTTTCATTTAAAACTATTGTTTTCATTAGTATTTCCCTGCCCCCTGAAGATTTTTACCGTATCCTTCACTACCGACTAGTATTTTGGTGGCAGATATAGCCTGTCCAATAGTTATTTGATGACCTTTCCAATGTCGTGCTAGCTGGTTGTGTATTTCGCCTGTTGGTGCTAGATAATAAGTACTACCTACAACAAGTGAACTCTGATTTTCATTTACCCCACCCGGTATAGTAACAGTTACAGTCTCACCATCACTTACACCAGCTGTAGCCAGACCGAGGTACTGGTCTAAGTAGCCTACATTAAAGTCTTCTACCGAACCTGATTCCCACGCTCCGGGGATTACACTTAACTGGTCTTGTTGAGCGGGGCCAAAACCAATCATCGCACGGTCATTTTGCTGATCGTACCCCACAGTAAATCCACCATCCGTAATACCACTAAATATAACTTCGGGAGATGTAAAGGATATTTGGGTATTACTTATAGTTCCCAATGTCATATACATAGTTGTACCAGATGTATTATGTCCGTGAGACTCCACAGTTGGCATATGAGCATCTTCAACTACAAAGACTACAAGTATTTTCTGAGCATCAGGAACATAACAACAAGATATCCAACCACTTATGTAATCCCATCCCATAGCATCGTCAGAACCGTTATAACTTGGGTCTAAGCTGTAATACATAGGTGAACGTCTCGCCCCAGCAGCAGAATGCCCCATAGTATCAGACCCCGGAGTGTAAAAGTCATGGGTAACCCAATTGCAATGGGTGGAGGTTGGTGCGCCTATAGCAACCGCCGCTGTATATTTCTTGTGTCCATAATCAGAAAAGTTATGCCCTCCACCACCTGTACCAGAAGTGGCACTATTATAGGAAAAGAATACAACAATTCTGTCTGCATTTTCATCATAACATATACCATTACTATCAGCACCAACCCCCTCACATAGATTACTTTTTATAGTTTGAATAGAACCAAAGCTAGGTGTTGTACCGCTTACAGATATATTGACAGATTTAAAATTAGCGTTATCGTCACTATCATCGAATACAGCAACACACTTACCAATACTAGTGACGTAAACTATACCACATTTAGAAACATTAGCATTATTTATAAATTCAACCGGAGTACCCCATGAAACGCTATTAGTACCCCCTCCTGTTACTGTGCCAATAGTACAATATCCGTCAGCCGCATCAAAATCAGCCCGTGTCACCGCAACTACCTTATCAGCAGTCTTGTCATAAGCCATTGCCAGATGTGAGTGATTATTAGTACCATCAAGTTTACCAACAGTCCCCATTGTCCAAGTAGTTCCAGAAAGCCCGGAAACAAATACTCCAAGGTCGTAAGTGCCATCCCCTAGCGTACTACCTATTAGTAGTCTGTCAGTATCTTCGTCATAACAACTAGCGTTGTAATATCCAAGAGTTCTAGCTGTGTATCCATATGTTGCGTCTGCTGGCGCACCGTGGGCATTTATTACTCCAGTATAGTGGTTAGTAGTATCAACAACTTCTATTGCCACAGGAGAATATAAGTAGTTAGAAGAATGCATACCAGTTACTAGTTTATTATTAGCGTCGTCCCAATGAAATCTTAGCACCTGTGATATGCCAAATGAAATATATCTATTAGCCGCCATTGGTGCTGATCTAGGATAATCCCATGCTCCCTTTATCTGCTTGGCTTTACCCGCAGAAGTAAGATGTACAGCCGCACCAGCTGCGATAGCACCATCAGCTACTAAGTCTACTGTCCCTCCGCCTCCACCAGCAGCATCTTCCCATGCGGCATTACCATTACTGTCTGTAGCGGTTAATAGTTTTCCATCTGACGGACTACCTCCAGTAATCTTTAATGTACCCCCAGTTACAAGTCCTGTGGTTGTAATATCCTCAGACCCTACATCTCCCGCCCCAACTATCTGATTCCACGAATCTGTATCCCATTGATATATTTTATTCGTGTCTGTCTCAATAAAAATAACACCCTTTTCATTGGCTGTAAGAGTGGGTTTCGTATCTGATGCGATACCAGATAGTGTAGTTCCTATATTTTGTATTGCCATACCATCTCCTTATAAAAAATATATCTCCTTAAATTATACTCTAAGAGACGTTCTTTTCCGTACACCAATCATCAACCATTGTCTCTACTTCTGCGGTTGTCCTGTTTCTCAAGGGATTAGGTGTGTTAGGGTTTTCCGAAATCATAAATGGTACTTTTGCATGAATTTCCAATGCTCTTGTATGCAACTGAGCCTTGGTAATCTCTGTTCCCCCACCAAGCCCGATTGTGGCAAATGTCTTGTCATCTTGGTCGTAACAAAAGTGTGATTTAATAATGCAAAACTCAGGATACACTTGAGTCATATATCCATCCTTATTCATTACATCTAACATTTTAGTAATAATTATTGACATGATTTCCTCCTTATTGCCATACTTTAATTTTGATTGAAGAAATTGGCCCTGACGTACCGCTTGCGTTGTAACCACCGTTCAAAGTAGGCCAACCGTTTCCTTGTCCATAAGTATTAATACCGTTCATTTCAAAATACGGATAAAGAGTCGTGGTTCCTCCTGCGTTAGTAGCAGTTAAAGTCCCAGTTCCATACGTCTGAGTTCCGGGATAGTAATATCCCCCGCCATCTCCGCTGTAAGAATAAGCACAATATGTACCACTCCAAGTTGACTCATACACAATTGCTACCGTATACCAAGTATTCTGTGTGAGAACTGCTGTCCCATCTGTAGCACCACCCGAACCAGTTAGAAGAAAGTCCGAATTATTCCAAGGCCAATTCTGCCCAGCCATCACATGAGAGACACTTCCTGTATCTTCCATCAACCCTGCACCAGTAAGAATGTTTACATCATTCCCTTCCCAAACTCCGATTCTGTAATACAAAGTCTGATTTCCAGTACTGGTCTTATTTCCATGCTGAATTCCTTGCAACGTCCAATCATGGGTCGTGCATCTAAATCTACAGGCATTGAAATATCCGTTTACTATTCCACCCTGACTTTTTAAGTTAGTCTGATTTACCCAATTATCGTTATAGGTTAACCAAGAGGGAGAATAAT